TTCCCGTTGGGTAGTTCCACAATGGAAAAGCACCCGTAAAAGTATTAACTTCATTGCTCCATGGTAAAGTTGAAAAAACTGTTGAATCCGTATAACTTCGGTAACCATCAAACGAGCGGAACGTTCTTGTATCTAGTAAAGTGTAAATACCTGAAACGTTTTTATATCGCTTAATTTGAACGTATGCACTATGTGCGTCCGGCGTTAACGTTGCTGGACTCGGTAGCGTTCTAATATTTTGATATGTGTTTTTAATGAACTCACGAATAAACGGAGTTATATTGAAACGAACTACATTATTCGTTAAACTCGGGTTGCTTTTTTCAAGTGTGTAATTCGGAGTTGCAGGAAAAGTTGAAGTGTTACTTATAAAAATTTCAACTTTCGCTCCTGTTTGTCCCGTTTCATTTACTTGACTTATAAACGGCGTTCTTGCGTACATTTTCTCTAATTGCTATGTCGAGAATATTCTCAACGGTTAATACATAAGGGTTTATTAATTCAGTTGGTAATTTCTTTAATTTCGTTTCTAAAGCATCGGAAAAGAACATCGTTGGTTTAATACCACGGTTGTAAATATTCCCTGCTATTATTTGCGCTATTGTATTGTAATTACCTTTTTTATATTTGCCTTTTTCGTCACGAAGTCTTATGTTTTTTCTAGCTGCCCAAACTGCTATGTTTGAAACAAAACTTAACCACGAACCTGCTCGACTTCCAGAACCAAATTTAAAACGGCTGTTGGGTGCTTGTTGACCTTTTATCTTTGCATTCGGTGAAACTTTGCTAGGGTCTTTTCCCTTTACCCCTTGGTCTTGAAAAAACCCGTAATCTTCCATTGAAAAACCGATGCGAATAGAATTTTCGTAAACTTCGCTATCTCCTTTAATTGAATTGTAAAGTTTCTTAGATGCGTTTTTTTTACGTCTAGTTAAATTCGTTCTTGCTTGTTTAACAACTCCGTCAACGAACTTTTGTAATGCTTCCGCTCTTAAATCTTTACTCATTGCCGTTTAGTTATTCGTTTAAATTCTCGCTCCTGAATTTCATCGCTTTGTTTTTTAAACGTGAGAAAAGTGAGACATTTTCGGAGTCCCAATTTGGTAACTGCATCAAACTTTGTAACGTCTCCCTGAGCGAGTACATTGATGCTTCCATACCAACCCCACTGTTTTCCAAATTGACTGCGTTCGCTAAGTCTTCCTTCGTTAGTTTCTGCATTTCCGTCTCCAAATATGTCAGCGTAGCCATCAATAATTCTTTTTCTAAACTCCAAAAAAAAACATTCGCTCCCTTTACTATCTCCAACGGTGCAAACTTCATTAAATCGCTGTATTCGTCGCTACCGTTGTAATCGTGTATTGAATACCGTTCGCCTTTTGTTTCTTTAATTGGTCGGTACATAACTGCCATTGCTTTGTGGAAATTAGAAACGTCTTGTAAGTAATTTTCTAGGTCAACGTATTCGCCAAAAGTTATTTTTTCTAAATTCGGAATAAAACCAAACTCCAAATCTTTTATTTTAAAACGTTCGTGAAATTTCCCTTCGCTTTTTAACGTTTCAGTAAGCGAAAGAATTAAATCCGTTAAATCATTCATCGGTATTTTTGCAATAGATTTTAATTCAATACCGCAAAAACATTGAACCATTTGCTCCATTAAAAATTGTTCGTCCTCGCTATTTTGCGAAGCGTTAACAAACTTTTGGTAATTAACCAAAGGTATTTCAGCAATAGATGTTGGAATAGTAATTTCTACTTTCATAATATATAAACTATTTTAATCAATAAATGTTATACACGCCTTTGTTTGTGCTTATGGATTCCATTTCGTGGTAACGCACCGCATCAATTGCGTGGTCTTTTCCCCCTTGCGGTTTATTCAGTTGCTTGCCAGTCTTATCAACGTCCCAACAATACCCACGAAGTTCTTTAATTAAATTTACGCTTTCCGAAGTTACTAAGTATTCTTGCTGTTGCATCAAATCAATTCCGTAATTAATTGAATCTTTGCCTTTCGTTGCTGGGTAAATCTGCAACCCCCTGCGCCGTATTTCTTCAATACTTTTCGGCTCGGCACTATCTGCATAAATCAAAGTATCTTTTGGCAATAGGTTTGCAATATCACCGTTTAACATTCCCGTTTGGTAAAACAATTCTTTGAGTATACGTTTGTCATTCCACTTATAAACTGCAATTGCTGAAGTTGGGTCATTGGTGTACCCGAAGTCTAATCCTATTCCTAATAAACGAGCATCCGTTGGTATTGAATCGATTGTTTTCCAGTTGCTGAATACAACGCCCTCTAGCATTCCGATTTGTCCTTCGCCGTAAACTTTCCACCAATTGGCCCAATAATTTGACGTTAGCGCTTTCTTTTTATTATTCTCTATTTGCTGAATAATAGAATCATCTAACGCTTCATTATCTAGGTAAGTAAGTATTATAAAATCTGCGTTCGGGTCGTCTTTTAATTCGGAGTGAACCCAAAATTCATTGACCGGGTTGAAGTCTAAATAAACGTGTTTTTTTGTTCTTATTGAAAGCTCGTTATAAGCATCAAAGGTCATATTATTACATTCGTTCATATAAAGAATATCACGCCTTGCACCTCTTAATTTGCTTGAATCATCTGCCGAAAAGAAATCGAAAACAGAACCGCATTTCATTGTGTATGTTAATAACGATTTGTTTAAACATTCATCGTTATAACGGTTCGTCCATTTTAGAATTTTAATAAAATCCTTTAAAGCCCCACGTCTTAAATGTGGTATTGATTCAGCAATAATACTTATTTCGCTGTTTGGGTTTTTAACTGCATAATCAATTAGGACCGCTAAAATAGAAAATGTTTTTGAAGCCGAAGTTCCGCCCTGAATTATCTTAATTCGTTTCTTCAATTGCCGTATCTTGTTGACGGCTGTCGTTCGTTTGAACATAAACTTTTTTTAGTGCGTTGACCCTATCCGCTAAACAACTTGTGCAATTAGTGAAGTTCGTTACCTTGTTAAAAACGTTAGTGTGAATTTCGTTTAATCGGTATTGAACGGAGGGAACTATTGAACCCCTTGCAACTGTAAAAAATTCGTGTAGAAAATTGTAATCTGCTTCGTTTAAACAATTGGGTTTATTGTAAGGAAATAGTTTGTTTAACGCTTCCTTTCGGCGGTCGCAACCGCAGTCTTCCCCTGCTACAAATTTAACAAGTGCTTTAATTCCAGTTGCTGTTGTGATTTGGTCGATAGTATCGCCTAATCCTTTTGGTTTTCTTTTTGCCATTATATTAATTTTTTGTGTAATACCACCAACGTGGTTCTATTTCAGTATTCAAATCTTCGCATTTTGTATCTTCTTCGCCGTTCCAAATAATACTAATTAATTTATATTTAGTTACTACATTGTTTTTAACTTCAGTAACTTTTCCAATAAAATAACAATCTCCATCTTCAATATCATGTATTAAATCTCCAACGCTTATTTTTATGGGTTTTAGTAATTCACAACTCATATCAATTCGTAATCGTTATTAATTAAATCTTCATAATCTTCTTTACAGTTCGCTTTCAATTTACGTTTACATTCTGCCAACGTGTCGAATACAGAACGCAGACTAATTGTCGTTCCGTCCGAAATATCTCGCATTGATTTTCCGCTATCTAAATACAACCTAAACAACATTGCATCGTACCATTCCCACTTATCAATTTCAGCTTCAACAATGCTATTAAAACGAAATTGTGCTTCGTAGTATTCTGTATTGTCAACGGCTTCAATGTTCAAAGGTAAATCATTTGTTTTATAAACTTGCTCTTTTGCTTTTACAAAGTTTAAAAATATAGATTTCAACGTTAAATAAATATAGTATTCATTCACTTTTCCGTTAACAATAATTTGTTCGGGTTGCTTGTTTCGGTCTAGTCGCAAATACATTTCTTGCACCAAATCTTCAGCATAAAAATACTCGCCAAAACTGTTAATTACTTTTACATAATTCTTATGGTTCTTTGCAACTTCACTTAACCAATTCATTCATCTGGAAATAAAGGTTGCTCGATTACGGTAACTTCCTGAACATTGTGGTTCATTGAAAGTTTCTTTAATTCTTCGGGCGTTGCGATTAGTTTCATTAATGCCATTTGCAAAGCAGGAGCGTTTGATTTATACCACTTTGAACGCATTGAAACTTTTAACTCGGTGCGATTTTGGTTTAATAATTCTTTTAGCTCCTCCGATTTTTCCATTTCCCACAAATAAAAAGTGCTTGAAGCGATTGGTAAAAAAGCTATAATATCATCAAAGAAAAACAGTTTGTGTTTAACAATCATTTCCTTTGCTTGGTCGAATATCTTTTGTTTGTCGTATGCCATTACATAAGTCCATTAATGTTAAAAGAATAAAACCCATCTGTCGTTAAAATAATATGGTCTAAAACTGTAACATCAAACAACTTCATTGCTTCTTTTAT